CGTGCCGCCCGTCAGCGTAGCGTTAACAACCGAACCGCCATAAACGATGTTGTTGAGAAGCTGGAACGTCGTGCCGTCGTACTGTATCCACGTCAGCTTACCGGCCTGAATGTCGCCTGCCGTCAAGGCTGCGCTGCCGTTCTTGGTGATCGACTTGGCGGTCAGGCCGTCAATGCTGATTGTGGTGGCCGCCGTATTGGTGTTGGCGGCGATAAACGTATATGTCGCGCCCGACGCGTAGGCCGTAATGGCAGGCGTGGCGTTAGCCGCAATGGCGTTCGTGCCGGTAACGTTGCCGAGCAGCGAATTGATGCTGTACGGGTCGTTGATGGCCGGGATGCCGTCATACGTGCCGATCAAGACGTCCGTGGAGGTCTTGAGGATGAACTTGTACAGCGTGCCAACGGCCAGCCAGATTTCGTTGGACGTGCGCCCGGCGGCGTCCAGAATGATCGGGTTCGTGTTGGCAACGTTACCGACCGTCGTGGTGTATGTCGCCAGCGGCGACGTCGTACCCGCTTGATAGGTAAAGATTTTTCCGCCCGACAACGGGTTGCCGTTATCGTCAAAGAACTGCGCGCCCGCGCCAGCAAAGGAAGACAGATTGTAAGAAGTCATTTGTCAGTCCTATTTAATCTTCGCCACGGTCAAGATGGTGCCTGGCGCTGCCGGGTACGCGGGTGAAGTGCTGGCCGGATACGTTACGATCTGAGCATACCCGAGCTTTGACAGACCGTATAGCTCGAAATAATCGCCCGCCGCGAACAGGTAAAAGAAGTTTACCGTCAACAGGTTGCTGCCGGAAACGCCGCCGTGCTGCGTAGGCACAGTAACCGTGCTGGACGTTGCCGAGGCGTCCGCGCCATTGACGCGCAACCAAAGCGAAAAATCGTCCACATTTACCGCAGACGCATTTGTAAGCTGCGAGCTAACGGTTATGGCGTACCAGCCAGCGGTTTGGATGCTGACCCGCGACGCGCTGCTAGTAAGCCCAGACACATAGTCAATTATGCCCAGCGGGACCAGCGACGGCGTGTTGGCCGCCCACGAGGTAGACGTTACGTCGCGAAAAGAGCCGTAGATTGGCGTTGTAGCAGTTAAAAGCTGCAAAATCTGTTCGTACACGTAATTGAAAAACCGAAACCATTCGCGCGTTATGATACGCCCTTCGGGTTCGGTTATCGGGACGCGCGGTGCGGGAATTTGGCTTTCGCTAGGCATTGGTGCCACTTATGTGAAGTTCCGCGCCCATGATGTAAACCGGAACCGGATCGGTCCCAGAAATCTCGTACACGCGGTCACGGATTTTCTGCGTCATGCCAAGGCGACGCCATATGGCGCGCTTCCCATACGCGCCGATAGCGCCCATGGACACCCAGCGCTCGTTGCTCCACGTATGGCCACCGTCGTCTGACCAGCGCATCATAACTTGCGGGTCGCTGCCTTGCCCGGCGTTCAAACCGACGCCAGTCTCGCAGTCAAGCTGAAGGGCATGATTAGCCGTGCGCTTAAGATTGTTCTGGCCTGTGGGAAGCGCTCGCCATGACCGCAGCCATCGCTGCGGTAGGTCGTCATCGGCGTAAAGCGCCAGATCGTAAGCGTAGAGCTTGCCGTTCTGGTAGTCGCCGACGATGGTTTTATCGCTAAAGAACATTTGCGTGGCGGCGCGCTGGCGTGTGAATTGGCCGTTGTTAAAGCCCGCGCGTTCATGCCAAGCCTGCGTTGCAACGTCAAAGACCCATGTGGCGTTAGCGGACGGAAACGACAGCACGTAGAACGCGTGGCCGTCCTGCTGGTAGGTGTAGGCCGTGGCGTCGGCGATGTTCTCATACTGCTGGATGTGCCACTCGACGGCGTGCGTGCTGACGCGGACGCCCGTGTAGCCGTTGGCCCGGTAGACGATGCCCTTGCCGCGCGCGTCCGCACCAAGCCAGAACAGGCCATTGTCCAGCTTGGCGACCGAGAACGTCGCCGCGCAACCGATTTCGTTGAACGCGCCCTGAATGCGCTGCAACGGGAAGTCAGCGCCGCCAGCGTTGTACCAGACTTCAACCGAGTTGGTGCCGAACAGCCAAACTTCCGAATGGTCCACAATAGACGATATGAGGCCGTCTGGGTCGCCCTCGGCGCTGGCGAAGTCCAGCGGGTCGATGGACGTGCCGTCCAGAAGCTGCGTCACCCAGACCTTTTGGCTGTTGGGCTCAATGAACACGAAATAGCCGTCTAGATACGAGACGGTCAGTGCGCCGGGGAAGTCTGGGTCGCTGATCTGGCCGTAA